GTTGTTCTCCTTGAGCCGGGAGATGGCGTCCTGGAAGAACTGCGCGCCCTTGTCGGCGTGGAGTTCGACCATCTGCGGGGTGACAAGCCCCTTCGCGGCGAGGGCCTGGACCGCAGGAGAATGCGGCAGTTCACCCTTGACGATTTCGGGGGGGATTACCCCAGGCCCAGCCCCATTGCCATCAGGATGTTGCTGTCCGGCCACTGCTTCTGAAGATCCACCAGTTGATCCGGCGTTGGCGTTGCCGTTCCCGCCATCATGTGCAGGAACGTTTCCCGATCCTGCGGGCTGAGCGTTCCCGCTTGCAGGTTGGTTTCCACCTGCTCCTGCTCCGGCTTCTGATCCGACATTGCTCTCCTTCGGCGCTACGAATGGCTGATACTCCGGCTTAGCCAGATTCTCGTTCTTGGGCGGCGGGGTAGCCGCTGCGGGCTTCTCTACACTACCCGCGTCCGCCTTCTTAGGCGTGTTGAGACCCTGACCTGCCGTGCCTCCACCCGGAGTGTTGGTGAAGTCGTTCATCGACTTCCCGGTGTTGGGCTTCCCGTTGTTCGCGTTCGGGTACTTCTCATCGAACGACAGACCGTGGTTGGCTCGCTCCACCCCGATTTGGGTCGTCTTCAGCCAGGAATGCTCCTGGAGCATTCCGGCCTCGCTCCGCGTGACAACGCGAACGCGACCGGGGGTCTCGGTCTTGAAGGTCTTCGTGACCGGGTCGCCATTGACCTTGTCCCCAACCTGAATCTGGGCGGCCGTGATCTGGTCCGGCCCGGTGGGAACCGGCGACTCCTTCCACGCCTCCTGCGGAGCGGAGTACGGGCTGGCCGGTGCCTCCTTCTTCGGGATAGCCGGGCCGGTGCCGTCCTCATAGTTGTTGGCGATGAGCCGGAGGGTGCCCATCTTCTCGGCAGGAATGCCGTTCCAGGTCTTGTCCTCCCCCTTGACCATGTCCTTGCCGTCGATCTGGAACTTGGCCCCTACGGGAGCCTTGTTCAAGAACGCGAGCCACTGCTCCTTGGACATGCCCTTGAAATCATGAGTCAGGCCGGGAGCAGCACCCTTGATGTGGAGTTCGCCCGAGGTGACCAACTTCTGGACGACGGACTCATCCACCGTGGCGTTGAACAGCGCGTGCTTCCACGTGCCATCGGGCTGCTTGATGAACTCGGTCTCACCATCACCGTTGACCAGTTCTGCCCCGGGGTGCGCGTGCATGAGCGCACCGGTGATCGACGCGTGCTGCCCCGCCTCCTCCGGGGTCATGGCAGCGGGCGGCTCCACGGGCGGAGCACCCTTGGCAGGAGGGGATGCGGCTGCCGCCGCCGTGTTGGCGTGGTCGCTCTGCACCAGGGCTGCGGCATAGCGCGCGGCGGCCTTGGTGTCGTGGGTGTTCTGGATGTGCGCCTTCAGGTCGCTGGTGACCGGAGCGGCGACATCGAAGTTCTTCGTCTGGTAAAGATCGTTGCTCTTCGCCCCCGGGGGGAGCACGTCAGCGAAGGCCTGCTGAAGATCCATCGGGACATCGACTTCGCCCACGTGGGTGAAGGCGTGCACGGTCTCGTCCGGCGTGATGAGGATGCGGACGTTCGGCATGCCCTTGGGCTGGAACATCCGGGAACCAGCCGGGACGTTGTACTTCATCGGCCCGACGGAGAACTCGTTCGGACCGGTCAACGTTGACGGGTGGGGCTGGAACTGCGTGTCGGGGTTGCCGCTGACCAGGTGATGCTGGTGGTCCAGCGCGAGGGCAGCCGCCTCGGAAGCGGGGGGAGCAAGGTGCCGGGGGTGATCTGCGGGCAGGTTGTACGGGTGGTGGCTCGGGAGGTTCTTGAAGATCGTGGCTGACGGGTTCTTGGCATATGCCGCGGCGGACTTCTCCGCCTCACTCTTCGTGCCCAGGGCGCCAGGCGGAACGCCCTTGAACTTGAACTTGGCGATCTTGGAAGCAGCGTTCGCTGCCTTGGCCTGCGCATCCTGCGCGGCTTCCGCCTTGTCCGCAATTTCGTCGGACTGGGCCTCGGCTGCATCCTGCGCTGCCTCGGCCGCATCCTGCGCAAGATCGCCCCCGTTGGCTGCCGTGGCCGCCTCTATCTCCTCCGGCGTAATGAACGCACCGAGAGGGAGATGGAAGAACTCAGCGCCCTGAAGGGTACGGACGTGCCGCATCCCGAGACTCAGGAGAAGAATCTCCTCGTACGGATCGAGGTCGCTCAAGGCCATCTCCTGTCGTCGGGCGCCAACAAGATTTCGCCCACGAAGGGACTATCGACCGGAGCAGCCAAACAAGATTTTCGGAGTCAGTCCGGGAAGGAGACGGCGCCCGGGATCTTCTCCAGTTCAGCGGAGATGTCAGTGATGTCGCCTGTGAGAACGAGCCCACTGGTACGGATCTGCTTGGGGTCGAGGCCAGAGAACGTGTAGTCCTTCTCCGTAATCCTGGCATCCTGAAGCACGGTCAGCAGCGCCAGCACGGCGGAGGGAAAGGAGTCGAAGAGGAACCGGGTACTGGTGCTGACGATCATGACTTGTGTCCGAACTTCGAGATGATCTTCTTCAGGGTCTTGACGACGGCCAAGAAGAACGCGAGCGGCATCTTGCGAACCTGGTCAGTGGACATGTCGGTGACCACCTTCTGTGGGGCATCGAAGTTCATGCCCTCGTAGGCGTTCTCCAGCGTGCTGATCAGCACCACCAGGGTGCACTGGCAGTTCGGATGCCGGGGCGGCCCCTCCAGGTTGTGGTAGACCTTCGTCCCCAGCCCCTGGCCGAAGTCCTCTTCGAGTTCCACGTCCTTGCCGTGCAGCGCAGCACACATTGGGCAGGGGGTGTTGTTGACGAAGTTCGCCCACCAGACCTTGCGGAGTTGGAAGCCGAAGTCCTTGAGTTCCTTGTAGCCCTTGAGTTGCGCGTCGGTGTAGCCCCGCTGGGTGCCGACGCCGATGGAGGCCTGGATCCGCAACTGGAGTCGCCGCTGCGCTAGAGCATCCCGCTCCGAGGCCTTGTAGTCCTGGAGGTTCCGGCGCACATCCATGAGGAGCGCGTTCAGGTACGCGGAGGAGAAGACTCGCTCCTGCGGCTGCCAGTCCTCCAGTCCGGACTGGGCAGCGACCAGATTGCTGCCTATCTCGCCGGACGCCCGATACGCCTGGCGCACCAGATTCTCTAGACGGTAGCGGATCTGCTGGCCAGTGATCTGTCCGGCTTCATACTGCTGAATCAGTGCTGCCACACGGGAACGTGCCTGTGACTCCAGCGAGTTGACCGCGCTGTGAGCACCAACGGTGGCACTGATCTGGTCGCGGTACGAGGTCATCAGAACGGCTCTTGATCTTCTTCCGGAGTCTCGTCCAGCATCTCTGACGCGAGGCGCAACAGGTTCTCATACCGATCGGGCTCGTCGGTCAACTTGGCCAGCGAGGACTGGAACGCCTCCACGCGCTGCGCGGGACTCAACTGCGTCGTCGTCCGACCAGCGGCCTGCTGCATGCCCGTCTGACCCGGCACCGGCGAGATGGTGCCCGGAGCGCCCGGGGTGAGCCGGTTCGGTGGGACCATCGAGGGCTGGACGGGAGCGCCCGGAGCGCCCGGACCGGCTGCGATCGGGGAGGCACCTGGCATGCCCATGCCAGGAAGCCCACCAGGCATCCCCGGGAAGCCGCCAGCCAGTTGTTGCTGCTGCTCCTGCTCGCGCTTCTCGACTGCGTCGTAGTCGATTTCCAGGCCCATCTCCTTGGCCTGCTTCTGCTCCAGAGCACGCATGAACTCGGGCGTGACGTTCATCGTCTGGCCAGCGATGGACAACTTGTCGAAGGAGTTCGCCACCGCGGCACGCTGCTCGTCGGTGAGTTCGCCCCAACTGAAGACCGGGTACTTGCCGCCCTCGAAGTTGAAGTCCACCAACTGCGGGATGATGTAGTGGTTGATCGCCGTAGCGATGTCGTCCATCACAGCGCGCAGCATCATCAGGAACATGTCGTCGCCGGGGGCGGCGAAGGACACCAGGGAGCCCTCGTTCGCCCCGGCACCCGTGTTCGCGTCGAAGAACGCCGCGAGGACGCTCTTGCTCATCTGGCTGTTGTGGTGGTTGATGTAGCCCAGGAAGTCGAACGTGCCCGACTCCTTCAGCATCTCCACCTTGAAGTTCTCAGGCATGAGCATGAACTGCGCGAGGCTCAGGTTCGACAGCGACTTGGCGAACTCACCGCGCTGCGCGTTGTTCGCGTTCAGCGGGTAAGTGCCTGCTCGGGTGCCGACAGCGGAGCGCTGGGCCGCCACGTGGGCGATGTAATAGAGTTTGACCTTCTTGTCGTAGTGGTAGAAGGCGCTCTGGAAGAACGAGATTCCGTAGAACTTCCGCTCCTCCTCCTGGGCCGCGTAGTAGAACGCGTTGGAGGCGGGGATGTATGCGTCGAGGGCCTTGCCCATGATCACGGCGCGCTGGCGGAAGCCTCGGAAGTGGCCCTGCCGGTCGGTGATGAAGGTGATCGTCTCGCTGGGCCGGTAGGCCAACTTCTTCAGCGTGATCTTGCCCTTGAGGGGACCGTAGTCCGGGACCCAGAAAATCTTCTCGAAGGGCGCGAAGCCGTCGAAGAGCCCCTGGAGGATCTGGCTCATCACCCGGTGGAAGGTGACGGACATTCCGCCGCCCTCGGGGGGCGTGGTGAAGACCTTCGAGATGAAGTCGGCCTCAGCCGTGCCGCCCTTGGCCGGAATGAACGTCGCGGACTTCAGCGCGGCACGGACAGGCAGCGAGAGCAGGCGGTAGAGCGCACGGGCCTGGCCGTCCATACGGCGCATGGTGACCAGTTGCCGAACGGTCGGCCCCTCATCCACCTCCCAGCCGGAGTTGCGCCGAATCTCCTGGAGTTCTTCGTCAGCAGTCTTCTGCACGCCGAGAGCAGTGCCGTTGAACGGCGTGCTGAACGGCATGTTGAGGTCAGTGCCGATTTCGATTTCATACGACTTGGGATCAGGCTTCTTGTCCTGATGCTCATCGATGCCCTTGAGGCTTCTCTGCTCGGTCTGATCAGAGTTGTCACCAACCGAAGAACTCATCGTGCTGCACCTCCTTCATCCCAAGAAGTGGCGCGAAAGCCCCATCCGGCTGGAACACGTCCATGTCCTCCAACCCCTCTAGAGGGGTCAGAGCCTCACCTAGATCGAAATAGGTGGCACCGACTTCTACCTCGGTACCATCGACATCTTCTTCACCGCCCGCATTGATGGCCCCAGTCACGGCACAGGCGAGCGCGTCCGCAAGATCCTTCGAGCCGTGCGGAGGGTGGTCCACCTTGCCCCCGATGCGGGACAGAGCACCGAGTTCGGTGAGCAGCAGCGGGTCGTACGGCATCTTCAGACGGCCATCGCTGGCCACATCCCGCAGCGTCATCCAGACATCGTCCGTGCGGTCAGCCGAGACCTTCTCGCTCGTGATGCCATGCATTTCTAGAATCTGCATGGAGTCGGTGGACTGGAAGCCGTCGAAGGTGAACCGGTCAATGACGAAGCCCCGCTTGATCAGCAGGTAGGCGAGTGACCGAGCCCAGCGGATCTGAATCTCCCGGGCGGGCATGATGCTCAGGTCGGCCTCGAATGAGATGACAAAGTCCACCTTGACGTGGGGCGCATAGGTGAAGACCTCGTAGTCACCGCCCTCTTCGTCTTGTAAAACGTCCTTCTTGTACTCCCAGCGCTCGACGTGCGCCATGGCGATACCGGCCCGGTCGCCCTTGATGGCGAGGTCGCCGTGGAGGGCGTAGCGCGCACCCTGGACGGGAACGAAGTCGGAGGCGAAGTCGAACTTCGGCGTCCACACCTGCTGGACTGAGCCGGTGCGCTTGGACTTGATGTTCTCCAGTTCGTAGTCCACATGCAGCGGCTGATCCTCAGCATCGATCGCCTGCTTGAAGATTTCGAAGTTGCGGAAGTACGGGTCGGTCGCGAGGTGCGGCTTGCACTCGTACATGGCCGCGGCCTCCACCGGGTTGCGCCGGTAGTCAGAAGCGAAGGACTCCTTGCCCTTGATGCGGGGGTTCACGTCCCACGTGGCATAGGGGCCGGACGCGAAGTAGATCGAGGTCGGTCCGACCTCCTTGATGTCATCCTCCGCCTCGGCAGTGAGCCGCTGGATCGTGGAGCCGACGTAGCGCGGGTAGGAGATGGCCACGCGCTTGTAGGACTCAGGGAATCGGGTCGAGGCCGAACCCTTCAGCATCTTCAGGATGGATTCGGCGGAGGTGGATGCCTCACGGGCTCGCTTGCCCTGGCCCACCATCTCGTCACTGGCCTTGAACGCATCAATCTCATCCGCGACACCGAGCAGAATGTTCAATCCTTCCTGCCCTTCTGCATCAGAGTGCCCAGAGACGGACTCGATGTTCTTGGCATATTGGATGGAGTCGCGCTTCGGGTCTGCCTTGTCCGCGAACCACCCACGCTTCACCGACTTGGTCAGCGGGGTGAAGAACGCCCGGTTCGCCTGAGCCGAGTTCGCTGCGATGTTCAGCAGGTGGATGGAGTCGTCCTCCGGCATGTCGAAGTACTGAAGCGGGCTCTTCAGGCAGAGCAGCAGGTACGCCACCCGGAGGGACGAGATACGGCAGACGTGGTCCTTGCCGGATCCCTTGCCCCACTGGAGGGTGATGATGTTCTTCATCGGCATTGGCTCGGCCCAGTAGCCACCGAACTCTTTCGCCATCTCGGGGTACAACGAAGGCAGGTAGATCCGCTCGATCGTGCGCACGGACTCGGCCTGGATGGGCGAGAGATTCCACTCGGAGCCCAGGTACTTCTTGTCCCGAATGAACACGTCGAGGGAGACGGGCTCCTCTTCGAAGATCGATTCGACCGTTGTGGGGGGAGGCGGCTCTGGCTGAGAGAAGAACTCAGCCATGTCACGCATCTTCATTTAGTACCCCGCAGCGCGCGTGATCTTCTCCAGAGGCGTGTAGCCGACGAACG